GCGCGCATCAATATGATGGTTTATGTTCATTTCATTAGCATACAAAACTGTATCGGGGAAGAACGATAATGATCTATTTACAAGAAACGAGTTGTATTCTTTCTCTGCAATATCATCGACCATAATATCTTTTTTGGTCATATTGATTGCTTTACTATACTCGAATGGATTCATTTCTTTTTTTCATCTTTTGTTTGTTTACGCAATTCATGTAGATCTTCGGTTAATTCTCCGATTCTTACATATGATTGCTGTAATTGTTTTTGTAATTCTAGAATATTCTTACGTAGAACATCTAGTTCTTTTATAATTCTATCTCCTTTGACCATTATGTTTAACAAACTCCTTAATTATATGTACACCATATGATGCCCATGAGATTAATATTATCCATACTACTATGTCAATCATTTGAATTTCACTGATGACATAATTTCAGTACAACATGCAACCGTATTTAATTCATGATCTGCTACGAATGCATTTTTGTATTGGTAATCTGCAAGAATAAGCACGAGTTGTGGTATACTTTGAGGATCAACGTGATCTCCCATGTTGTCATATATTTTTCTAAATAATGCAACTGGTTCACTATCGATATTATCTGATACCCATTGTCGCATAAGTTTAAAGTTCTTGAGTTTTAAATGTTCCATCAGATCATGAATTGCAATGTCATTAATTTGAACTAAGACACCACTATCGATTCTACCACTTGTAGAATATCTTTGTAATTCATTAATAACTTTACGCCAATCGGGCATATGTTTCATAATGAGTTCTGCTACAACAGCTTGATCATATGTTATGTTTTCTGTTTCTAGAATATACTCACATCGATTTAAGAACTGTCCACATAGTGAAGCACTATCTTTTTTAGAAAGATTAAATTCTATTGTAGTACATCGCGAATGCAATGGTTCAATAATACGATTCTTAAAGTTACATGTAAGAATAAATCTACAATTTGCAGAGAATTCTTCAATGAATCCACGAAGTGCGGGTTGTGTAGATTGAGGATTAAGGTAGTCCGCTTCGTCGAGGATGACTACTTTATAACCACCCTGTAAGGATACCGACGAAGCGAACTGTTTGATTTTGGTTCTAAGTGTATCAATTCCACTTTCTTCAGAACCATTCACCAAAAGGAAGTCCAAAGCTAATTCATTACAAAGTGCTTTTGCAACTGTTGTTTTACCTAAACCGGGAGACCCAGTTAGAAGCATATTGTGCAATTCACCGCCTTTAACAATATCTTCGAAAGTTGATTTTATGTTATCTGGTAATATACAATCAGCTATTAGCTTCGGTCTATACTTTTCACACCATAGAAACTCATTCATTAGAGTACCTCCCAACCAAGAACAGTATCGCAGACAAAAGAGCGCCATGCTTCTTTGTCCAATGCGAATGCTGCTATGTGCATTGTGTTGGGATCTATGTTGCCTATTCTTAAATTTTGTCCATGTGCTTCCAATACTGTTGGATTCAGAGTGCATGGCATCACTCGTATACCACCATTGTTAATTTTTTCAAATGTAACGGTGACAGTGCCTCGTTTGAGGGCTTCAATTAGTTTTGATTTATCGTTGCGATCCATAATGTTTTCCATAATATAATAAAAAGAATGTGAGGGAGCCACCCCCACAATAGGCTAATCAATTAAGCTTCTTCGGCTTCTACAGTCTCGACCTCAGGTTCATCCTGTGGTACTGCTCCTTCGGGCTGATCACCTTTCGGTGCGTTAGCTTCGAGGAATTTAACAGTTCTAGTTCTTAATGAACCAACTGCTTCCATTTCTGGACCTTCAAAACCACCTCTTTTAGAACAGATATCGATAATCTGTACCATAGTTGCGATGTCTTGAAGCGAGAGTTGTACAGTCTCTGCTGCTTGATTTTCTACTTGATCAGTCATTGTTTTTTCTCCTTTGCAAAGTAGACTATTTTCAGAAGTCCCGATTATTCGGCAACTTCCACCATATCCTCATGATTAATGAGAATTCCTTATACATGTATATTTATACATGAAATTCAGACGTTTTTTCTAAAGCGATAAAATAATTTACCGGAAAATCCGTGTTCTGCCATGAAGATATCAACTTAGATGATATCGACAAGAAGTAATCACCTTCTAACAGCTTTAAATTAGCTATGTTTACTACAAAACTAAATTTGTTTTTACAATCATTATTATGATCTAAATGAATTTCGTATGCATTAGCTGTAGAATCTTTAGTATCTATAACCTTTGCACTTACATCTCCATTATCACCATTAATTACGAGTTCGTTATGTCCAAGTACCGCAGCTGCTTTTCTAATACTAGCTAATGTATCCATAGACAAACTGATATTGAACTCAGCATTTGGCATAGTTAAATCTTTTTCAGGAGAAGTTAGAATCTCAGGAGAAGAGAAATAATAATTAATTTTTTGTTTATTATCTCCAGCTACTGTGACGAATTTCTCATCGAAAGAAAGTGCTGCATCATCAATTAAATTAACCACTGATAGAAATTCGTTTAAATCATAGATTCCGAATTCTTGTGGAAAATCTTCTTGAATATCAGCTGATGCAAGAATGTTCTTTGCATCGGATATGGTCGAAAGTTTCTGACCAGGTTTGCATACGATATTTGGATTAATCGCTGCAAAGTTTTTTAACACCTTTAAAGTGTCGCTTGATATATTCATAATATAATCCTATTTGTTATGTTCATTGTCATGAACGTTCAATGCTATGATTGCATAGTGTAAAACCTTCATCAGATCTTTTCTATTGTAACCATCCTTTTTACCATATCGTTGTGCGTACTTCAATATGTTTCCCATACAAAATCCTTCACCGTGACCACCGTCAACTATGAATTCAGTTGCTTGAAATTTGTTTTTTGAATAGTGCGCATTGTACGTACCATCAATATATGATGCGAGCTCTTCTACGAGCTCACCTTCGTTAAATCTATAATCTATCAATATAAGTCCTCATCATCTGTGTCTTCAACAGTTTCTGTCGAAGGTGCGTTAAAATCTACTCCCGCATCTACTTTTGAATATAGATCTAGGAATGCTTCTTTAGTATCATCGTCAAATCTTGCGATACAAAGATCAATTGCTTTCATTCTATCATCGAAGATAGAGTATGTTTGTACAATGTGGCAAAGCCTTCTTGTTGAAATAACTTCATCAACACCATCATCATAGAAAGTTTTTCTAATAATGTCTGCCCAATTTACAAGATTGTCTGTAAAATCAGTAATGTCTTCAGAGATTTCCATTCCAAACTTTTTAAAGTGATTTACTACAATTTTCTTTTCAACTGCTGCTGAAGGAAATTGCTGATCAACTGAGATAGTGAATCTTTCTAAGAAAGCGTCATCAATAATAGTTGCTGCTGTAAATCTTCCATCTTCTGAACCTTTACCTTTTGTGTTTGCTGTTGCGATCACATTAAAACCATCGGTTGGTTTAACGATCTCTCCAGTTTTCTTAACAAGAACTGGTTTACCTTCGAGAATACCTTGAAGACACATAATCTTGTTAGTAGCTCTATCGATTTCGTCAAGAAGTAAGATAGCTCCATTTTCCATTGCTTTAAGCACTGGACCTTTTGAGAATACTGTCTCACCATCGATTAATCTAAATCCACCGATCAAATCATCTTCGTCGGTTTCAGGATTAATTTGAACTCTTATGAACTCTCTCTTGAGTTTAGCACAAGCTTGTTCAATCATGAATGTTTTACCATTTCCTGATAGTCCACTTATGTATGTAGGATAAAACATATTAGATTTTACAATCTTGATGATATCAGCATGAGCTCCCCATGCGACATAAGAAGGATCAACTTCTGCATATGTTTTTTCTGAATTTACTATTGACTGCATTTGTGCAACTGAAGTTGGTAATTCTGAAACTGATTCTCTCTCAAGAGGAACAACCAATCCAGCGAGATCAAATGTACCTCGTCTAATTCTATATGTTTCTGAGATAAGATCTTTCCAATCTCCATATCTATAACCTAAAGACTTTGCAGTCTCGATAATCGTTGCTGTACGAAACTCGTTCGTATCTGGGAACCTTGAAGATAATTCTTTCAAGATGTTTTGTGTTGACGCTTTTAACGTTATTTCACTTTTTTTCATAATATAGACACTCCTTACAGTGTTTTATTTTTTAATATAGGGATATTATACCATATATTAACATGCTTGTACATGCTTTTTTTCATTTATTTTCATTTATTTTCGCTTTTATGCGACTGCTTTACCAAAACGAGTCAACAATACTTTGTTTGTTTTCTTTGATTTTGCAGATTTCTTAAATGCATTTCTAATTTGAGCAGTTGTATTATCAGATGACACTTTGTCCATGGTGCTTTCACCTTGTGCAGATAATGCTCTTCCACCTTTAATAATATAATACTCGTTATAACCTAATACATTTTCTTTGATAACACACTTATTCTTACGATATTCTGCATTAGCATTTTTCTTAAGATCCATGTACTCTTCTGAGTAATAATCCATGTATCCACCATTGCGTTGACCATCTGTATGTGCAGATTGAATTCTATTCATAAAGTGTCTGCTATCGTCAGCCATAAAGAATCCTAACGTATTAACATTATATCTTTTCTGAATGCTTTGTAGCAACTCTTTAGTTCCACCAGAACGATTATCATGAAGCTTAAGTATTTTGTTATCTACTTTTAGATTCATACCGTTTCTCGAAGAATAACTAGAAGTTGTATCTGCTTTTTTAGATTCTAATTTTCTATCACTATAAACGTGCATTGCGTTAGTATCACCATCAGATAAACAAACGAAGTTCATTTTTTCTACACTGTGCTTAGCTTTAAATTTCTTGATTAGTTCATGACTAATAATTAAAGCATGATTTAGTGGAGTAGAACCCCATTGTTCAAATTTACTTTCGAAGCTATCACCATACCAATATGATGCAGTCTTTTTACCATATAAATGAGCCATAGCCATTGTGTAATCAGCTTTCTTTAAACTTGAAGAAACTAATAAAGGCATTGACATATTGTCCATATCTAAAGCTCCATCTTTATATGCTTGTAAGTTTGTCGTAACTTTTTTATTGTGTGCTACTATTTCTGCAATTAGTGCATCTTTAGCTGGACCATCATTCATATTTTCGAATTCTTCTTTATGTCTATTGCGAAAGTTAGGATTTCCTGTAGTAAATGCATATACTTCGAATGGTATATTTACTGCTTTACAGAATACAACTAAATGCATTAACTGATCGATAACATATGGCATTGATTCACTCATTGATCCACTGTAGTCGACTATCATCATCATTCCATGATTTTTTGAATCTGCAAGAGAAGTCACTCTCGCGAAGATATCTTCGTTGAATTTATAACCATGAACTTTGTTTACATCTAATGAACCACTTTTTGCTGTAGAAGCTCTCTGCCACTGATGTGCAGCTTTACGCATCTCGAACTCTTTAATAGCAAAGTTAGTATTCTTACGAGTATCTTTCATATACTGTTTGAATTTTTTTTCTTGAGTTTGGAGCACTGTTGATTTAGTACGATTCTTAGTAGCTTCTCTGTCTTGTGCCAAAGTTTTGTAATCAATTACTATTTGAGATGCTGTACTTTTTGTAACACCACCACAAAATAAAGTTTGCTGACCGTGACGATCAACTTCAACTAATCCACTTTCTTTAGCTCTAAATATTTCATCTGTAACAGATTGATCCATATCGTTTTCTGAAGGTTTGTCAGTAACAGATGATGAAGCAGATTCTTCGTCTTTTTCGCTTTGATCGTTAGACTCTACGGTTGAGCTCGAACTTTCTTCTTCACCATCGTTTCCAGTATCATCAGAAACTGGAGCATTTTCTGCTTGAGTTTCTGCTGAATCTTCTCCAGGAAGTTGATCATCATGTCCTGATGGAGGCATTTGCTCATCACCAAATTCTTCTGGAATATTATTATCGTTTTGTGGTTGATCTTGATTTTGCTCAAGCAACTCGCTTTGATTTTCTTTTGTGTAGTCATATACATCTTTTACAAGTTGTACGACTTCTTCAAATGTTTCTGTATTCATTGCTCTATTAAACAATACTTGCTCTTCAGAATTAAGAGGAATATTAACTTCTCTACCTAATTTTGCTTTTAGATTGATTTTATCGATTAATCTAATTTCATCAAATGCTAAGTTGTCTAAATCACCAAAGAATTCTTGCTCTGAAAGTGCTTTATATCCTCTTAAGAAAGGACCAACAAGTCCAGGATAAGATCTTCTAATTAGCTTTTCAATACGAGCATCTTCGATAACATTGATATATGATCTAGGACATCCTTCTAATTTCTCAGGAGAATCGTGCCAACCTTCATATGGAGTATATAGAGCATGACCAACTTCATGACCAATTAATAGATCATAAACATCTTTACCATTATCTGCCCAAAGAGGTAAACCAAGAACACGGTTTTTAATATCAAACCATGCGGTTTGGTAATTACCATGTTGTATCGTGATGTTCTCTTTGGCGAGTAATTTGCCGATTGCTTTATTGTTCATATCCACTCCTTACAGTG